GGGGATTACTTTGTGAGTAAAGAAATCAAACATAGCCATATTCAGGACGCGAGCCTTTTACACATATCATTCAATTACATTCAGCCCACTGACCCCGGCGCGGTAGGTTACAAGCAACTCTGGTTGGATACATCCATCTATCGGCTGAAGTTTCGCAACTCGACCAATACGCAGTGGGTGACGATATGACCGCACATGCTGACCTGATAGGTGCAGAGCTTCATCAAGCCTTTAACTACTGGCAGGAGACCGACCCAGGTGCAGTGGGCTACAAGGCAACGTGGTTCAAGGAAAGCATCAAGACGATTTATGTTCGCGATTCCGCTAACCTGAATTGGGAATCAGTGCTTGCATCTTCCAGCACCAATGCTTTGCCATCGGGCACCACCGCAACCGAAGTGCAAGCCGCTATCGATGCCGCAAGTAATGGCGACATTATCGTCTTGCCCAACGAGACAATCATTCAGGACGTGCCACTCCTGATCGACGGCAAGAATGTTAGCATTTGGGGTTCGGGGTCGGCGAGCTGTCTTGAGCACCGAGGAGATTTGAGTCAGTTCGGTTCGACTATCGCGCTTGCGATTCGCAATTGTAGCGATGTCCAGATTGCCTATCTGGAAATGAAGGCCAACCGCGCCTATACGACCAGCGCGACTCGCACCAACTTCATCTTTGTCGGGGAAGGCACAGACAATTTAAATATTCATCACAACGTGTTTACCGGCTGTACGTCCAACGTGGTGAATATCGATAAGATCACTACGTCGGCTGCTATCAGCAACATCAATTTTCATCACAATATCGTAAACGAGTGGTTTGAGCAGGTGTTTGCGGTGGCTGCCGCCGGCACGGGCTTTTATTGCTGCTTTAATAACTGCGTAACTACGGCTGCGGGCCTGTGGCCGTCGTTTCTAAGTGTAGAGCCGTTCGGCTTTTTCATCGGCCTGGAGCGTGGCGGCGGCGGGCGGGTTTCCAATGCGCTTTGTGCCTATAACACCTTCGATCTTTCCGGCTTGGGCAGTGGCGATGCCATAAACGCGGCCGCTATAGCACTGTCGGACGGTGATCAGGACGGTGTGGGGATCTCATGGCACTACGATAAGGTTTATATCATCGGCAATCGCACAGTCGGCGGGCGTGCGGGAGTACGGTTTCAGCGCATGCGCAAAGAGGGCGAGCCGACTACCACTTTCGTTTTAGACAACACCTTTGAAAACGCGCTTCTTGAGCCGATCCGGTTCGAGACTTCCGGCTACAACATGGATGATACCGTGATCATTCGGGGCAACCGCTGGATACTCAACAGCGGCGGCGGCATCACTGAGGGATATAATTCCGCCGACATAGGAGTGCTAAATCTTGCCAGTTACGCCGACAATCTTGATGTCGGAGCCGCACCCACACGCAACTATATTTTCAACGCTTCCGACAATGACAATGTATACAGCACCACCAATGCGGTTGATGGCCAAAATGTCACACTCTGGGTAGAGGAGTCGGCGACCTGGGAGTGGTACGAGGGTGCATATACATTTCTAGGAGTACCGATCACTGCCAATGGGCCGACTTACAAGACTGTAACGCCGCTCATGGCGCTTCCGTGTCTGGCGTTTAACGGCACCACGGAACATCTCCCTGGAATACTACGATATAGCGCGGCCGGTGGCGGCACGAGCGGGTCGTTTAAAAGCTTTGACGGTGTTTTTCAGGATGATGCCAAGACGATCATCATGGCGATCTACGTCGAAGGGGCTACGGCCAATTCCGCAAGCGCATGGCTCAATCACGGCATTTTTTGTGACCAGCAAGACGGCTTTGGGATTTTCGTGCGTAACAACTCGGGCACTTACAAGGTTCAGGCGTTTAGTTGGCACTATCCGACCGCTTCAGTGGTCGAATTGACGATTTCTCTCAATACCACTTATGTCGTTTGCGCCCGCCATGACGGAGTGAATCTTTATTTGTCGCTCGACGGTGGGACCGAATCGAGCATAGCGGCGTTACCGTCAACTCGACTTGAGGGGAGATGGCTTTTAGGGGCTAACGGCCAATTGACGCAGTTTTTTCAAGGAAGAATAGGCGAGATCAAAACGTGGAATACCTGTTTATCTGGCGGCACGCTCGCAACCGAGATCAGTACCATGACGACTAAGTGGTAAAATGCCGTTTTCACCATCCGACATAGCGGGATTACAGCTCTGGGTCAAAGCCGATCAGATTGCCGGGAACGATGGCGACAGCGTTTCCACATGGTCTGATCAGAGTGGCAGCTCACGCCACTTAACCGAAGTCACAGCGGGGCAGGATCCGATTTTAAAAAAAGCGGCAAATGGGATCAATAGCCAGAACGTCGTGCGGTTTGACGGCAGCAATGATGTTTTAGCATTTTTGAGCACAAGCATTATCCAGAACTTAGGCGCTACTACCATGGCGCTAGTCTTTAGAGCCGCCAATACCACCCAGGATGGCACCACACCGTTTTTAATATCAACAGCGAGCGCCGGATCGACGCGGGCGGCTTTTTTCTTTGGCTTAAGCGCCGATGGCAAATTGAACGTGGGCGGGCGCAGGCTCGACGCAGATACATCCCAGTTTCTTCAAGGCGGCAATAAGAGCACCAGCCCGACTTTTGCTCTGGCTTATTTTGACTGGACCAACTCGGACTTGACCCTTTACGAGAACGGCACGCAGACCGGGCAGACATTATCATTTCAAACGTCAGGCAATACCGAGAATACCGCCTCAGCCGAGATATGCGTTGGGGCAGCCAACAGCGTTGCGGCTGCTGCTGCGTTTAACGGGGATGTAGCTGAAATAATTGTTTACAACTCGATATTGAGCACGGCTGATCGCAACAGTCTCGGCGGATACATTCAAACCAAGTACGCGCTGACGATAGCGGGAGCTGTCGGTGATGCCTCTCCCGTCCAACGACTGCGTAGAGTTTATTATGTCTAACGGAGCGAGCATTTGATTGGCGCTTTACCAACTACCACCGCCTCAGCCGTTCATTGGTGGCGCTCAGCCTCTCGCGCCACGCGAATTGACTCCGCCGTCGGCGGCAGTTGCAGCAGTACAACCGCCACACCGTACACTACCGGAAACGGTGCTAGCGGCATGGCGCACTGCGACACAGACGCCGGTATTCGGGCCGGGGTTTGCGCAGCCCTTTGTTCCGGCCGACAATCCGCCGTTTGGTCTCGATGTCTGGCTACCTTCTACACTCGCGCAGTGGCAGGTGGCGCCATGGACACAGCAGCGAAGCACGGGGCTGATTCAAGCGGCGGTAACAGCAGCAGCGCAGCAGCCGCCTCGGCGTACATTGCCGGAAACGATATTGGCAGCATGGCGTACTCCCTCGCAGACGCCGCTCATAAGTGGCTGGCGGGTTCAGGAGTATGTTCCCGACAATCCACCGTTTGGGCTCGATCCGTGGCTCACTTCGGCACTAGCGCAGTGGCAAACAATATCACAACCGCAACAGCGAACCGCACGCCTGATCCAAGCGGCAATAGCTGTAGCCGTCGCCAATCCGCCATTCGATCAGAGCTGGGTCTGGGGAGTTATCAATCAGTGGCAGGCGATTGGGCCGGTTTTACAGGCGAGAAAGCTTTCACCCGGGATACCTGGGCAGAGCGTAGACAAGCCGCCAAACCGAGCCGCCGAACTCCGCGCGACTCTAGTCTCGTGGCAACCGCCGCCCCTAGTGCAAATTTCCTACGCGCGCTTGATTCAACAGGCTGCGATTGTTGCAGGCGACAATCCGCCGTTTGGCATAGTACGGCCGTACAGCGCTCTCGCGCAGTGGCAGGCCAGAACGCTCACAAAGATCGAGCAAGCGTTAGTTATTCCCGAGTTTATTGCGGCTGTAGTGAACAATCCGCCGTTTGGCATGCCGCCGGACTGGCTCTATCAAGTCCTCACTACCGCATGGAAGCCGGGCGACCCGTTACCCAAGCAGTTACAGAAGATTTTACAGGGCGCACCACCGGCAGTTGTAAACAATCCGCCGTTCGGGATGCCTCCCAGATGGTACGCAGCAGCAATTTCAGCTTGGGTACCCCCACCGCCGCTCCCCAGACAGAAGGGACCGCTTTCGCCTGGAATACCAGGGCTATCGGTAGACAATCCTACCGGCCGGATCATCGATCTACGCTGGTCAAAAGAGTCGAGTTGGATAATTACCAACATCGATCAGGTTGCCCCGCTGATACAGCCGCCAGCGGTCGTCAACAATCCGCCTTTCGGGATGCCTCCAGATTGGCTTTATTCCGTTCTAACCGCAGCGTGGAAGCCGGGAGAGCCATTACCCAAGCTGCTACAGAAGATCTTACAGGCAGGACCGCCGCCGGTGATTGCTCACGGCCAGAAATGGAAGCGAAAATGGCGGCGTGGGAGTAGCTAAATGGCAACGCAAGGCAGATATATCATTTCGGTTACTGCGGCTGACATAGGCAATGTGGTGTTTAGCGAGCCGATAACCGTCAAAAGGATTCATATTTTAGGCACCGCCAGCACGGTAGCCGGCCATGTCTACCGGCTCGAAGATCCAGACGGCAATCTACTCTATCGAAGCCAGGCTAACGGCGCGTACTACGAAAGCGAGTCGATTACGCAGCGAAGGTGGACGGGCGGAATTAAAGTAATCACGCTCGATAGTGGCGCAATGGATATAGAATACGACCGAGACACCAAATATTAGCAGGGGACAAGGGTTTTGCTAATAGGATCTACGCACCATCGCGGTATCCGTGGCGGCTCTGGCGGCTGCGGCGGTTGTGGTGCCTGTGGTGGATCGGCTGCCCAGATTTGAGAAACCGGCATATTCCAGTAAGCGGCATCGCTTGGCAGCGGTTGCTGAACATAGATCACCTGCGGCAAAGTGCAGGCTGAAAGAAGAAATGCCGCTAAAATTAAGGTTTTCATGTTTGGTTACTCTCTTTCGATTCATTAAGTATTCGTACTGCGCGATCGCGTAGCGCTAACCTAACAAACTCAGACTGTGAAATTTCCTCTCGTGATGCTGCTTGCTGCATCAACTCTATATCGTGGCGTGGAAATCTATAGCTTCGTAATACCATCGCCTTTTTCGTATAGACTTTCATATATCTTATTGTGTAACAAAGTTTAGAAAGATTTGCAACCAGCGCATTATCGTTTGACAAACAATCGCTAGCCGTAGTAAACAAATCGTGTGCGCATGCCACATATAGCATGCAAGCCCCGCCAGGGGCGAGCCGGCGTTAGGCATTAAATTAACGCAGCCGCAAGGCGAGCAACGGCTTTCCGCATAAGTGAAGCCCGGTGGTCTGGAGAAAATGGACCACTGAAAGAGTAACCCAACTTTTTCAGGAGGCTTCACTAAGTGAACGTTTATACATCCCTAGACGACGACACTCAGAGTTTTTACAATAAAACCCTGCTTGTCAGAGCGCTCCCGAACTTGCTTCACGACAAATTCGGGCAGCAAAAACCACTCAAAAATAACAGCACCCGTAAACAGACCTTTCGGCGCTATAACGCGTTAGCGACAAATATCACGCCGCTAATTGAAGGCGTTACCCCGCTCGGCAAAGACTTAACCAAGACAGACGTTACTGTAACCCTGCAACAATACGGCGATTTTATTACCGCCACTGACGTTGTGACCTGGGTTGCCCGTGATCAGGTATTGACAGAGGCGGCTGAGGTACTAGGCGAGCAGGGCGCGCAATCGGTCGATCAGGTCTGGCGTGACGTGCTTGTTGCCGGCACTAACGTGTTCTGCGCAACCGATGATGCAGGCGTTACGGACTCCACGCGCACCAACGTTGACGGACTAATCAGCGCGGTATTCCTCGACAAGCTCCAGCGCCAGTTAAAGCAGCAAAACGCCAAGTTTTTCAACAAGATGGTAAACGCCAGCACGGGCGTCGGCACCGTGCCGATTCGGCAGTCATTCTGGGCGATTACTCATCCGGATGTTGAATACACAATGGAAGGCGTGAGCGGCTTTCGCGCGATTCACGAATACGGCCAGCAGCAATCGGTAATGCAGCCCTACGAGATCGGTGCGTACAAGAATATTCGTTTCTGCACCACGACTTTCGCCAAGGTTTTTCTCGGCGGCGGCAATACCACGGCATCCGGCCACAAGGGCACAGGCGGCAAGGAAGATGTTTACGCAACGCTCGTGTTCGGTATGAACGCATACGGCATTGTACCTCTAACCGGGCACTCGTTTGAAAACATCGTCAAGCCGTTAGGCAGCGGCGGCACGGCCGACCCGCTCAACCAACGCGCCACTTCTGCATGGAAGGCTATGACGGCAGCGATCATCTTGAATGATGCTTTCCTGGTGCGTGGCGAAACAGGAGCTCTGCTCTAATCGATAACGACGAATAAGGAGAAATCACAAGTGAAGAGAATAAATACACGCGTCGTTCTCGATATTGAGAGCGGCAAGGTTTTGAGTCGTGAAGCGTTTAATTACGACGGCCCATGTGCCGAGGCGGTTACGGCAACAGTGGTAACTAAGCTCGCGGAAGCGTGGCAAGCCGGGGCAAAAATGGAACTCTACTCGTTTTCCATTGACCCGGGCTCCATTGCGGCTGTTGCTCAGGAAATTGAAACGATGGCAGTAACAGGCGCGCGCACCGGCGATCCATGTTTCGTGTCGATAGAGGCGCCGAGTGCTTCGCTTGCGGTACAGGGTGCGAAAGTGACGGCTACCGATGTTGTGTCGTTCTATCTGGCTAATCATCAGGCGACAACGGCCGTCGATTCGGCAGCGCTTGT